CCACGGACTTAGGGTGGTGATTGTTCATACGTGCCGCGCGTCCTGTCGCTCGGTTGCGTTAACGCCAGCGAATCGGAAGTTCGCTGGCGTTTCCATTTCGCACGATGAAGTTTAGCCAAAGCACTTGGCGGTTCTTCGACAAAGGCTCGGTCTCTGCCAGGAGGCCGGGCCTTACCTTTCCACCATTCCATCGCCTAGAGCGATGACAGAGACAGGACGGCGGCATGAGCTACACCATCGTACGCGATGAGGCGGCAGAGATTGCCCGCCTGTCGTCTAACCTCGACAACGTTGTTCGCCGCCGCTGCAAGATAGGCAAGGTTACGAGCAAGGTGAAGCCTTGGTATGGCGACCTGATCGGAAGATCGTTGCCGGCGCGCCCGAAAGACACGTTCTTCATTCCACCTCATGAGCCGTTTGCTACATGGTGCGTCGTTGACGGGCCTGCTTGGTAGCTTCCCAGCCCGTCCTGCCTTCCCTATCGCAACCATCCCGATCTGATACGCAACGCGGTTTGTGTATCACGGGGCGCAAGCATCCCATCAAATCGAGAGGCATACCAACATGCTCAAGATCGGCATGACCGTCCGCACGCCTGATGGTGTGACGGGCTTAATCGACCGCACGTCCACGCGAACCGGCGAGAAGCTGTTCCGTGTCGCTGACCACTGGTTCCCTAAGGCAGCACTGGAGCCGATCAATGGCGCTTCCTGACGGCGTATCCCGCGACAGCATCCGTGCTGTTGTCGAACTGCTGGACAGCCAAGGCGGCAGCACTGGTGCTGTAGACGCGACAGCTTATTCCGATCCGACCGGCGCCGCAGATGGCGACATGATTGCCCTGTTGAAGGGCATGTACGTGCTCTTGGCGCAGATCGAAGAGAACACCCGCCCGACACCGTGACGGGTGAGCATCCACAAGCAATCAAGCAACAGCAAGGATACTCAAAATGGCAATCACTTCCATTCATGGCCGTCGCCTCGGCATCGAAGTCGGCACTGACGACCTGGTCATTCTCGGCGGGCTCAAGAAGGCGAGTGGCGCTCCCGTCGCAATGCTTCCCAAGCTCCCGACCTACACCGTGGCTACCGTCCCCAGCGCATCCACTGCTGGCGCAGGTACGCTGATCTACGTGAGCAATGGCCTTGCCGGCGCTCCCTGCGTGGCCGTGTCAAACGGCACAAGCTGGATCAGCCCTGCTGGCACGGCGGTAGCTTCGTCCTAAGCGGCAAACTGGAGAGGCAAACCATTATGTCCACGGAAGCTGCCCGCCGAGAATCATGCTTGGCGCTCGCATTTGGCACATTTGTTACTTCGGGTGACAAGTGCCCTGATGCTGAAATCGTCGCAGGGACTATCATCAAGATAGCCGATCTCTATGACCGATATGTCGATCTCGGGGTTGAGCATCAGGAAGACGGGTTGGGTGCGTTCATACCCACCGATCCGTCTGGGTTGGCATAACCCCTGTGCCGACGCTTCCCAACGCCAAGCATGAGGCGTTCGCTCAAGGGCTGGCAAAAGGGCTTTCTGCTACCGAGGCTTATGTTGCGGCGGGGTACAAGGAAAGCAGATCGTCTGCTTCTCGCCTGTCAACAAATGCGAACATCGAGGCTCGCGTGGCCGAATTGGTCAACAAGGGCGCTGACAGGGCGGAAGTCACAATCGCCCGCGTCCTTGATGAGATGCGCAAGCTCGGGTTCTCGGACCTGCGCAAAGCCTTCGATCAGAACGGCCGGCTCAAGCGGCCGGAAGAATGGGACGACGACTTTGCGGCATCGGTTGCCTCGGTAGAGGTAGTCACGCGCAATATCGGTGAAGGCGAGGTCGAGCACGTCCACAAGATCAAGGTCTGGGACAAGAACAGCGCCTTGGAGAAGCTAGCCAAACATCTCGGCATGTTCATTGAGCGGCATGAGCACACAGGCAAGGACGGCAAGGCCATCGAATTTGCCGACATGACGGACGCCGAAAAAGCCCGTCGCCTCGCATTTGCACTGGCGCGTGCTGCGCATGCAGAATCTTGACGATCTGATCCGTTCGCTGGCGAAGCTGCCGGCTGAGGAACAGAAGAACGCCCAAGACCTGATCGCCAGCACAACCAGTCTGGCATGGATAGCATCAGTGGGGCCGCAGACGGCGGCCTATTTCTCACCTGCCGACGTGCTGCTTTATGGCGGGCAGGGCGGTGGTGGTAAGACTGACCTTGGCCTTGGGCTGGCTTTCACGGCTCATCAGCGATCATTGATCCTACGCCGGCAGTACACCGACCTCGCATCGATTATCGAGCGGGCGATTGAGATCAACGGGACGCGGGATGGCTTCAACGGTTCGCCTCCCCCCAAGCTGAATACGAATGACGGGAGGCTGATCCGCTTCGGTGCGAACCGACTGCTTGGGGATGAGCAGAGCTGGCAGGGTCAGCCGTTCGACCTCAAGGTGTTTGACGAGGCGTGCCAGTTCCTTGAAGCGCAGATCAAGTTCCATCTAGGCTGGCTGCGTTCTACAGCGGCCGGGCAGAGGGTGAGGGCGCTTCTGGCGACCAACCCGCCGCTCTCGGCTGAGGGTGATTTTATCATCGGCATGTTCCGGCCGTGGCTGGACGTGACCCACCACAACCCGGCAAAGCATGGGGAGCTTCGATACTTCGTCACTGCGCCGGATGGGACCGATCTGGAGGTTGACGGACCTGAGCCAGTGGAGATGGGCGGCAGAACTCTTAAGCCGCTTTCGCGCACGTTCATCCCGGCCAAACTGAGCGACAATCCGTATCTGATCGGCACGAACTACCAGGCACAGCTCGATGCGCTTCCCGAGCCGCTTCGCTCTGCGATTCGAGACGGCAACTTCATGCTGTCGCGGCAGGACGACCAGTATCAGGTTATCCCGACCGACTGGATTCGACAGGCGATGGCGCGGTGGGGCGAGAAAGCTCCCGAAGGCGTCGGCATGTCGTCTATCGCGGCTGACGTGGCGTTGGGTGGGCAGGACGCGACAGTGTACGCGCGGCGTCATGGCCACTGGTTTGATAGCCTTGTGTCCGAGAAGGGCAAGGACACAGTAGACCCACTCAGCATCGCATCACGGCTTCTGGCGCTGATGCGGGATGGCTGCGCAATCGTGATCGACATGGGCGGCGGGTATGGTTCCGGCGTCTATTCGCATCTGCACAACAACGTGCAGGGTCTTACGCTCCATGGGTTCAATGGGGCGAATAGCTCGAAGCGAGGGACGCGCGACGGCAAGTTGCGGTTTGCCAACAAGCGCGCCGAAGCATGGTGGAAATTCAGAGAGGCCCTGGAGCCTAACCTTGGCGAGCCGGTCGCGCTCCCGCCTGATCAGGAATTGCTATCCGACTTGACTACGCCGCGCTGGAAACTGACGCAGAGCGGCATCCTGATCGAAAGCAAGGACGACATCCGCAAGCGCCTCGGTCGCTCGCCTGACAAGGGTGATGCGGTCGTGATGGCGTGGGCATTCGGTGAGGACAGTGTATCGGCTCGCATTCGTGTTGCGAGCAATCCACGCGGCATGCCGAAGGTCAATCTGGGCTACTCCAACCTGAAGAGGCGCAGGGCATGAACAAGAATACCGCAGGGGCCGTTCTGGTCCTGATCCTTGCCGCATATGGCATTGTCAATGACGAGACGGCTGTGTGGGTGCTTGCGGCTGCCACAGCGGCGCTGGCATTCCTTGCAAGCGAAGCGCTCGATTATTCCGATCTGCACCGCTCCGATTTCGCCATGAAGCTGAATGTCGGCTTCGCACTCGCATCGTGGGCGACCGTGGCCGGCGCGGCGCTCTTCGCAATCTTCTAGGAGATCACATCATGGCAGGTTTGTTTGGAGGCCAGAAGGCTTCCGATCCCGTTCGCATGCCCAACCAGAACGATGCAGCGGCACAGGAAGCCAAGCGCCGTACACGGCTGAGTCTGCTTGGCCGTCAGGGCAGGGACAGCACCAATCTGGAAAACCGGGGCGGTGGTGGCATGGGTGCATACGTCAATTCGAAGCTTGGTCAGTGACGACATTCAGCGTCACGCTTCCCGGCCCGATTGACATGCAGGCAGGCGAGAAAGCCCTTGCCGCACGTGCCAGCCTCTATGGCTACGACCTTGCGCCGGATGCCGAGACGCAGACGGGCACCGTTGAGGGCGGCGTGCGCTATTCGTGCGATGCCCTGCCCAAGCCGCCAGCCTATGCGGGGAATGCCTGATGGACTCGCGCGCAAAGGAATTGGTGCAGATTGGCTCCCGGCTGTTCTCGCAGAAACTGCAATGGGATCAACTTGCGCAGGAGATAGCAGAGCAGATTTACCCACTGCGCGCGGACTTCACCACCAAGTTCACGCTTGGCGATGACTTCTCCGTTGACCTGATGGACAGCTTTCCGGTTCTGGCGCGTGATACTCTGGGCTCCATGCCCAATGCCATGCTGCGACAGGGAGAGTGGTTCAAGGGCCGCACTGGTGACGAAGAACTGGACGAGCTTCCACAGGTCGAGCGCTGGTTCGAGCGCACCACACAGACGCTCTATCGCCTGATCTATGACCGTCGCGCGAACTTCCGCCGCGCCACAATCGAGGCCGATCACGATTACGTCGCCTTCGGCAATCCGGTCCTGACGGTCGAGGAAAGCCCGACACGCGATCACATGCTGTTCCGCTCCTGGCATCCGAAAGAGGTTGCCTTCATGGAGAACGCGGTCGGCGCGATCGATCATGTCCAGCGCAATGCACCGATGACGGCACGGGCCATCGTGAAGCGCAGGACATGGAAGAACATCCACAGCGACATCAAGCAGGCTGCCGAGAAAGACCCGACGAAGGAGTTCAAGGTTCGCCATATCGTCCTGCCCACGGACGAAGTATATGGCGACGACCGCAAGGCCATGCGCCGCTACAAGGACATGCCTTTCCTGTCCATCTATGTGGACTGCGAGCATGAGGAAATCTTGGGTGAGGGCGGGCTTCCGGTCTTCAACTACGTGATCCCGCGCGCCCGGACGATCTCAGGATACCAGTACGGGTTCAGCCCTTGGGCCATCAACGCACTGCCGGAAGCGCGCATGTTGCAGCAGCTTTCGCGTATCATTCTGGAGAAGGGCGAAAAGGCCGTCGATCCTCCGACCATCGGCAAGGGTGAGATATTCCGGGATGCCATCAATCTCTATGCCGGCGGTCACACCTTCGTGGACATGGAGAACGACGACGATATTCGGAAGGTGTTCCAGACGGTAGAGACTGGCGACATCTCCATCGGCGCGGAGATGAAGGCGGACACGCGCAATCTCATCTCGGAAGCCTTCCTGCTCAACAAGCTGATGCTGCCCAATGTGCGGGAGATGACGGCCACGGAAGCCTCATTCCGCATGGATGAGTTCCGCCGGGCTGCCTTGCCGTTCTTCGGGCCTATCGAGGCGGAATACCATCTGCCGCTTTTGGATACGGCATTCCAGATCGCGCTTCGCAATGGCGCGTTCAACATCGAGGAAATGCCGGACGAATTGCAGGACCGTGAAGTCACGTTCAGCTTTGAAAGCCCGCTGAACACGGCGGAAGGCAGACAGGCGGTGCAGTCGTTCATGGAGAGCGTTCAGATCATCGCCGCTGCCTCGCAGTTCGATCAGTCCATTCCGCAGCGCTGGAACCTTCCCAAGATGGTGGATGATGCCGTGCGCGGCACTGGCGCCCCGACCGATTGGGAAGTGGACGAGGAACAGCGCGTTGCTGACGAGGCACAGGCCAAGCAGGTGGCCGGACTCCAGCAGGCCGCGCAGATGCTTCAAGGCGGCGCGGCGGTCGGCAAGGACGTGGCAGACGCAACAATCGCGCTCCAGCAGGCAGGGCTAGCATGATGCCGATCGCATATACTTCTCGCAACATAGGCGACAAGCCCACGCCGCACTACTGGCACAACACATGGCTCACGCCTGATGTTGATGCGTGTCGTCGCTTTCGCGCCGAATACTCACGGCGTCGTGAAGAAATGTTGGCGTTCCAGAAGCAGGCTCGCAACCGCGATGATGCGCGGTTCTTCAAAGAAGAGGCGTCCGATGCATTGAAATGGTTCAGGGCAGCAGATGCGTGGGTGAAGCTGCTTTCGGCCGAAAAGGGCTGGCGGCCAACGTCCGATTGGCCCGTTGAACTCCAGCCATACTTTGACCGTGTGCAGGCGGCAGCATCATGAAGCCGCATGAGCCGCCGGTTGTGACCAAGGAAGTCGTCTACGCGCTCAAGGCGCTGAGCGAGGGTGTAGCCAACGAAAGCCAGCAGAAGGCGGCGCTGGAGTTCATCCTTATCGAGGCATGCGGCATCCGCAATGTCAGCTATCAGCCCGGAGATACGGCTGGCACGGCATTTGCCGAGGGCCGTCGCTTCGCGGGTCTGGTGATCGCAGGCGCAATGCAGGCCAAGCCGCTGCGCGTCGGCAAGAGAGGCAAACCAGAGGCAGAGGCAAATGACAGCAGAAAACCTTGATCCGGCTCCCGAGCCGGAGATTGTGCCGAACGATCCACCGGCACCCGATCCCGATCCGGCTCCGCAGCCTGAGCCATCGCCAAGTCCCGATCCTGCGCCCGCTCCCGAACCGGAAGACACTGGCGACAAGGACAAGCCCGCATGGGGTGATGACTGGCGCGAACAGATGGCAGGCGGCGATGAGGATATTGCCAAGATCATCAAGCGCTATTCCTCGCCTCGGAACATTGCCAAGGCGCTGAAAGATGCGCAGGAAATGATCCGCTCCGGCAAGCTCAAACGCGATGCGCCTGATCCCAATGACGAAAAGGCGATGGCCGAATGGCGCAGGGAGCAGGGCATCCCTGACGATCCGACCGGCTATAAGCTGCCCGATCCTGTCGCCAAGCGCTTGACGGACGAGGACAAGCCTGTGCTGGCCGCTTTCACCGAGTTCGCCCACGGCAAGAACGCGCCTCAGTCGGTGATCGACATTGCCAGCGAATGGTATGTCGAGAACATGGAGAAGGCGGCAGAAGCCAGCGCCAACCGCGACCGCGAGGCCGAGGAAGCGGCAGAAGACGCGCTGCGCAAGGACTGGTCGCATGCCGACTTCAAGGCGAACATGACGCTCGCCAAGCGCTTCACCGCTGAAATCCCCGGCGTAGGTGAGAACTGGACAGAGTTCCGTGGGCCTGACGGCCGTCGCCTCGGTGACAGCCCGGATTTCATCATGTGGGCCGCAGACATGGGACGGCAGCATTTCGGTGATGTGACCTTCGCCAATCCGGATTCCGACCGACGCCACACGGCGCGAAAGGAAGAGATCGAGAAGGTGATGAAGGAGAACATCAACTCCTATTACGAGCAGGGTCTCGACAAGGAATACAACGCGATCCTTGAGCGCGAAGAGCGCCGTCGCAAGTAAGTTCGCCAGCCCATCTGGTGATGACCGATCCCGGCCAGCGTGCCGGGTTTTTTATTGCCCGCGATCAGGCTTCCCCGGCAACGGCCCCTGACCGAGCAACCGTGAAACGCCAAGCGTGACAGCCCCGACAGGCGACCGGCCTCCCTGCGCAAGCAGCCCCGTATCGCCTCCGGCCTCCCTGACCCGCGTCGGCTCCAAACCCCATCAACATCCTCAAAAGGAACGAGAACATGACTGTCGAAGCACCCATGATCCGTTACCGCAAGGAGTTCGTGGCGGCTTTCGAGCAGGACGTGAGCCTGCTGAAGCTCGCAACCACGAAGGAAGCAATGGCAGATGGCCTGACGGCCACCTTCCTTGTCTCCGGCTCCGGTGGTGACACTGCCGTTACGCGCGGCACCAATGGCCAGATCCCCTACGGCAATCCGACCAATTCGCAGGTGACTGCGACGCTGATCGAGAAGCATGCGCCGTACGAACTGACCGGCTTTAACATCTTCGCCTCGCAGGGCGATCAGATGCGCATCATGCAGATGGCGTCCATGAACGTCATCAACCGTGATATCGATCTGACCATCCTTGGCGAACTCGCCAATGCCACGCAGGACTACGGTACCGGCACGGCATCGGTGGCGACGGTGGCAGGCGCAAAGGCCATCCTCGGCAACAATCAGGTTCGCACCTGGGAAGCCGATAACATGTTCGGCGTCGTGTCGCCGGCATTCATGGCCTACCTCATGCAGACCACGGAGTTTGCGAGCGCTGACTATGTGGACGTGAAGCCGTTCTCCGGCCCCGCGCGCCGCATGCTGCGCTGGTTCGGCATCAACTGGATCGAGAATCCGCTGGTGACCGGCGTCGGCACGAACGCGGAAATCTGCTACATCTTCCACAAGGCATCCATCGGCTATGCCGTGCGTCTTCAGGAAGAGAAGATTTCCATCGGCTACGACGACAAGCAGGACACTTCGTGGTCCCGCGCGACGACGTACCATGCCGCCAAGCTCCTCCAGAACTCGGGCGTTGTGAAGATCACTCACGACGGTTCCGCGTTCGTGGCATCGTAAGGAGATCGGACAATGGCTTACACTCCCGACGCTTTGAGCATCGTTTACGCGACGGTTGGCGGCACGTTCCGCAAATTCGTCTATGTGGACGCTGCTGCTGAAAGCAACGCCACCCTGGTTGGCGCAAGCTTCTTCGCTGACGGCGCCGCCAAAGGCATGCGCAAGGGCGACATTGTTGATGTCATCCAGCCCGCCAGCCCGAAGGCCAAGCAGTACCAGGTTGCCAGCACGAGCGGCGCAGCCGCCACGGTTGCAGCCGTCACTGCCATCACCTGACGCGGTCTCGCGGCTTCGGCTGCGGGGTCGCCTCTCCCTCACGCAGTCGAGGGGGCGGGTTTAGGCTCGCCCCCGAACTGCACGAAAACTCCAGAGGCAAACGATGAAACACCTTCCCGTGACCGCCATGCGGTCGAACGGCGCTGACTACGTGCGCACTTACCATCATGTGTCGGTCGATAGCGATGTCACGATGCAACAGGTTCTCACCCCGACTTTCTGGGCGCACCACACCGCCGCGCTGCGAATTGGCGATCTGATCGATGTCCTGAGCGACAACTTGGATGTGCAACTCCGCGTGGTTGAGAAGGGCGTCGGCTACGTTCGCGTTCGCCCACGTCTCGCTTGGGTGGCAGAGGAAGCCAAGAGCGCGACTCCAGAAGATAAGCCAGTTGGCGAACTGCCCGACAACTATCAGGCCAAGCGTGGTCCCGGCGGCCGGTGGCGCGTGTTCATGGTCGAGCCATACCTTGAAATCAAGGGCGGCATTGCGACCGAGGCGGAAGCCGTTGCGGTCGCGCAGGAGCACGCCGCCAAGGCCATTGCCGCATAGCGAGGGCTGATCCATGCCATCACGCTTGGACATCTATAACGGCGCCCTTCGCCTTCTCGGTGATGCGCGGCTGGAAAGCCTTGATGAGGTTTCTTCCGCCCGCGAACGCCTTGACGACGCATGGGTGCCGTCCGTCACGGAAATGCTCGAAAGCGGCATGTGGAACTTCGCCATCCGCACGATCGAGCTGCCCTATGACATCGATGTCGAGCCGCTGTTTGGCTACCAGTATGCTTTCTCTAAGCCGGATGACTACGTTCGCACGGTGAACATCGCTCAGGAGCCCACGTTTGCCGAGGGCTACGAGCGCTACGAGGATGAAACCCGCCATTGGCATGCGGACGTGGATCCTTTGTACATTCGCTATGTGTCGAGCGACGAAGCCTATGGCTGGAACATCGGCGCATGGCGGCAGGCATTCTGCACGGCCTTGGAAGCTCTTCTTGCCTTCAACACCGGGCTTCCGATCTCAGGTGATCGCGGCAACCGCAATGACATGTTCCAGCTCTACCAGAACAGCCTTGCCAGGGCCAAGACACTGGATGCGGTTGACGAGCGGGTGAAGCACAAGCCGATGGGCCGGCTGGTTCGCTCCCGCCTGCAAAGCGGTTCGCGCAGGTATCGCGGCTGACATGGCAAAGGCGCGTCCCTACCACCATAGCCTCAATGTCGGTGTGGTGGACAAGACGGCATTGGCGCGCGTCGATCTGGAACGCATGCGCCTTGCTGCGGAGGAACAGACCAATCTACTCGGCACGACGGTCGGCGGGGCGTTTCTCCGGCCCGGTCTGGAATACCTGTCCACCACGTTCAACAGCCAGCCGGGACGCATCAGGGCTTTTATCCGCGGTGCTGATAGCGCGGCGCTGCTGGAGTTCTACGACGGGCTTCTGTGCGTGAAGGTGGATGACCAGTACGTGGCCCGCTCGGCAGTCTCCAGCGTCATCACCAATGGCGATTTCAGCGATGCCAGCGGTTGGACGCTGGTCGCTGACGATGGCGCGACTGAGATCATATCGGGCGGCATCCTTGGCCTCATTGCGACGGGCAAGGGCTCCACAGCCATTGCCAAGCAGCAGGTGGCGACTGCATCCGCTGGTCAACGCCATGCGCTTCGCATTGTCGTGGCGCGCGGGCCGGTGGTGTTCCGTTGCGGCTCCACAGACGGTGGGGATGAATATATCACGGAAACGGAACTGGCAGAGGGCACGCACTCTCTGGCCTTCACGCCATCCGGTTCCTATTGGGTGCAGTTCCAGACCAACCGCGACCGCTACAGCGTCGTGGACAGCATCAATGTCGAGAGCGCCGGGGTCATGGTGCTGCCGACGCCTTGGTTTGACCAAGCCGCGCTTCGCTTCGCGCAATCGATCGATGTCATGTTCGTCGCGTCCGACACACAGCAGATGCGTATCGAGCGCCGCTCGGACGATAGTTGGTCGGTCGTGAAGTATCTGGCGGATGATGGCCCGTTCACGGTCAGCCGGACGGCTCCTGTCCGGCTTAAGCCCAACGTCACGCATGGCAACGGGACGCTGACGGCGGACAAGCCATTCTTTCGGCCCGAGCATGTGGGTGCGTTGTTCCGGTTGTTCCATGAAGGTCAGGCGGTATTCCAGGCTCTATCGGGTGGCGGGCAGTTCACGGATCCGATTGAGGTCACGGGCGTCAATGCCACTGGCTACAACGACCGGGAGTTCTCGTACACCGCGACCGGCACCTATACCGGCACGCTGAAAATCTTCCGCTCATTCGATGGTGCCGATTTCGGCTACAAGGAGTTCAAGACCTATTCCGCCGATGACAAGGCTACAGACGATGACGACAATGCCGTCGTCTATTATCGCTTCGGCTTTGCGGAAGGGGACTATACAAACGGTACTGCATTCGTCGGGCTGACCTATGCGGGTGGTGGTGGCTACGGCATCTGCCGCGTCATCGGCTATGACAGCCCGACTCAGGTGCAGATCGAGGTTCTTCGCCCGTTCAAGAACATCATCTTCACCGAGGACTGGCGCGAAGGTGAATGGTCGAACTGGCGCGGCTGGCCTTCCGCTGTTGCCATGACCGAAGGACGGCTTTGGTGGGGTGGATCCGACAAGTTCTGGGGATCTGTCTCCGATGCCTACAATTCCTTTGATGAAGACTACGAGGGCGATGCCGGCCCGATCCTGAAAAGCATTGCGGTGGATGGCGTCAACTCGGTCAAATCGCTATTGCCGTTGCAAAGGCTGGTGGCGCTCACTGATGGGTCGGAAGCTACGGCACGATCCTCGTCTTTCGATGAGCCGCTGACGCCTTCCAACACGACGGTCAAGACCATCTCCACCTATGGCTCTGCTCCGGTGGATTCGGTGAAGATCGATGCGCGCGGGCTGTTCGTCGGCAAGGACAGGGCCAGCCTCTACGAGATCGTATTCAGTGTCGAGGCGGGCGACTTCCAGACCACGGAATTGTCGAAGCTGACGCAAAGCCTGTTCCGCGCTGGGGTCAAGGAAGCCGCAGTTCAGCGAAAACCTGACACCCGCATCTGGGTCGTCATGGATGATGGGTCTCTGGTGTGCATCGTCTATGAGCCGCAGCAGGAGGTTGTTGCCTTCATTCCCTTCGAGACGGAGGGCAGGTTCGAGAGCGTCGCGGTTCTGCCTGCCGATGCGCAGGACCGGGTTTACTTCATCGTCAATCGCCCGCTGAATGGCACGGACGTTCGCTATATCGAGAAGATGGCGAAGGACGAGGATGCGACGCCGGGCATGCTGGCGCTCATCATGGATTGCTTCAAGACCGGCACGCAGACGGCATCTACCACGATCACGGGTGCAACCCATCTGATCGGCCGCGACGTGAAGGTGTGGGCCGACGGCAAGCCGGTTACGGAACAGGTGACGATAGACGGGCGCACCTACACCAAGCCGCGCCTGTTCAGGGTCAATGCCTCAGGTCAGATTACCGGTCTTCCATTCGCGGTCGAGAACTATGTGTACGGTTTGCCATATCAGGCCCGCTACAAGAGCGCCCGCCTTGCCTATGGGGCTTCTGGCGGCACGGCGCTGATGCAAAAGCAGATCGTGAACGACTTCGGCGTGATCCTCGCCAACTATGTCCGCTCGGGCGTAATGTACGGGCGGGACTTCGACCATCTCTACCCGCTGCCAAAGCGCAGGGACGGCCTCGTTGCTGCCGATGTGAATGACGGCGTGATCGTGGACGAAGGCATGCACCCGTTTGACGGGAGCTACAGCACCGACTCCCGCATCTGCATGACGTTCGACTGGCCTGCCACGGTGCTCGGGCTGGTCTTCACCGTGGACACGTCCGGTTGAGCGATATCGTCTTGCACCGCATCCCGGTGCCGAAGACACAGATTGTGGCAGGGATGCGGATTGATCTGCCGGTGTTCATGACCATCGCCATGCGCGGGGATGAATATGTCGGGGCTGGTGGACTGGCATGGGGGAATGGCCGCTGCTGGCTGTTCCTCGAACTGGCTAAAGCCGTGCCGGAAGGCCGGTTCCTGCTGATCAAGGAAGCGCAGCGGTTGAAGCGCAAGGCCCGGCAGCTTGGCGAGACTGAGGTGTATGTGGCGCGGGATCGTACGTTCCCCACCTCTGCGCGCCTGCTGAAATTGCTCGGTTTCGAGTTTCATGCCGAAGAACAGGGCGAGGAAGTCCATATATGTCGGGTTTAGAAACGCTCATTCCTCTGATCGGCGCGGGCCTGTCTGGCGCTGGCACCATAGCCGGTGGCATCGCTGCGAATGAGCAGGCACAGTTCCAGGCAGCGCAGGAAGAAGCGCGCGGCAAGGAGGAATTCGCGGCCGCCCAGCGTGACGCGATGGAGAAGCGCCGTGAGGGCCAGCTTGTCATGTCGCGCCAGCAGGCGCTTGCTGCATCATCCGGCGCGGGCACGACCACCCCCACCATCGTCAAACTCATGACCGATACAGGCGCGCAGGCCGACTACAACGCGCGCACGGCCATATACGGCGGTGAAAGCCGCAGGGCCGGGCTGTTCGACCAAGCACGCGCAACAAGGCGTAGCGGCAGGGCTTCGTTGCTCGGCGGCTTCCTTGGCGGTTTCGGCCAGATGGGCACCGGGATCTACAATTCCGGCGCGTTCTCTGGTCTTGGCAAGACCGACCCATGGAAGGGTCTTCGCTGATGGCGAAATTGCCGAGTAAGTACGATCTCAGCGGCCCGCTCTCGCTTCGCAGCGGGCGCGTCATCGCCCAAGGTGACACGTCAGGCTTTGCGCGCGGGCTTGCCTCGCTTGGCGGCAGCGTTTCGCAGATCGGCAGCGATATCGTCCAGCAGCAGAATGCGGTGGACATCGCCCGCGCGGAGGCATTCAAGACCGAGGGCCTGCTTGGCACGCAGAACCAGTTCGATGCCGACCCGGATTATGTGACATTCGGAGAACGCGCACCGAAAGCGACCGGCGAGGTTGTCGACAAAGCCGCGAACCTGATCCGCGATCCACGCATGCGCGAGCGCTGGAAGGCTGGGGCTTTGGGTGATGCCGCCCGCGTCAATGACAGCATCGCAGACCGTGGTTTGGCGCTCGGCAAGCAGGCTGAGCAGGTTGCGTTCGATGACGGGCTTGAGGCCAATCGCAGGCTCTATGTCGATCCCGACACACCGGAAGATGTCAGGGAGAAGGCACGGCAGGATATAGCCGGCTCTATCGACATGGGCGAGGCGTCTGGTTTGTTCACGCCTGATGAGGCGAAGCGCCGTCGTGACCTGTTCCTTGATGGCGCCGACTTCAACCGCGCGCAGCTTTATGCCGAAAGAACAGGCCAAGTCCCCGGCGACACCGACGCAGCCGCTTTGCTCCGCCGCTTTGAAGGCTTCCGGCCCGATCCATATTGGGACGTGAACGCTGACCGCGTTGGCTATGGCTCGGACACCATCACCCGCGCAGATGGAACGGTCGAGAAGGTCACCAAGGGCACAAAGGTTACACGCGAAGATGCTGAGCGCGACCTGAACCGCCGTATCGGTGAGTTTCAGCGCGGCATCCAGCGCGACATTGGCGCAACGGCATGGTCCGCACTCCCCGCCAATGCAAAGGCCGCACTGACTTCGGTGGCATACAACTACGGCAGCCTGCCGAAGTCGGTCGTGTCTGCGGTCCAGTCCGGTAATATGGGCGAGGTCGCCAACGCGGTTCAGGCTCTCGGCAGCCACAACAACGGCATCAATGCCAAGCGCCGGGCCGAAGAAGCCGCGATCATTCGGGGCGAGGGCAGGCCGGAGTGGTTCAAGCGGCTTTCGCCTGAGCAGCAGTTTCGTATCACGTCCGAGGCGCAGACGCGTCGAAACCAGATCAGTAGCGAACAGCGCGGATCGATTGACGTAGCGGTGCAGAATGCCCCTGCCGCTATCCAGAACACAGGCCGGTACGACGGGTATATCCCGACCGCGCAGCAGTTCATGGACGCCTATGGGCCGCAGGAGGGCGCGCAGCGCTATTCCGCCTTCCAGACATCCATGGAGACCAGTGAGCAAGCCTATGGCATGCGCACCATGTCTTCGCAGGAAATTCAGGACATCGTGCGCGGGGCGCGGCCGGTCTCGTCAGGTGACAACGCGGCGCTCGAAACCAAGCGGTTTGAGGTTCTCACGGCAGCGGCCGACGCGACATTGAAGGCGCGCAATGCTGACCCCGCAACCTATGTGCAGAACAATTTCCCCGGTGTGGCCGGCGCATGGCAGCAGGCAGCGGCAAGTGGCGACTATCAGCCCGCTCTCTCTGCTTCCGCCGCCGCACAGCAGCAGCTTGGCATCGCACCCGCAGACATGAAGCTTCTGCCGAAGTCGGTTGCTGATACGGCAGTCGCAACCTTCAAGGATGCCAACCGCCCCGAGACGGATAGGATCGCCGCCGCAACGGGCCTGATCTTCTCCACGCCGGACAAGGCGCAGCGTCAGGCTGTGTTCGAGCAATTGGTTGATGCTGGCTTGCCGGAGGAAACGGAAGGTGCATTCGAGGCGGCGGCGCGTGGCGATCAAGGCGCAGCACAGCGCTTGTTCCAGGCTGCAATGATCGATCCGAAGGACTTGCCCGGTTCGTCGCCACAGACGCCGAAGGCGGTGGATGACGCGATCCAAGCCCAGATCATGGACGAAGGGCAGATTGGCGACTTCTACTATGGCCTTCGCTATGGGCAGACCGAGAATTTCACCCGCGCGCAGCGCGATGCCAAGCTTATCAACAATGCGGTGCAGGTTCGCATCCGTCGCGGCGAGGCGCTAGATGCAGCTATCGAGGCCGTGAAGAAAGACTTGTACGGTGACGTTAAGCCGGTAACCGGTGGCTGGTTTACCGGCGTGAATGCAGAACTGCTGCTGCCAACAGATCAGGATCCTGCTCCGGTTCTTGCCGGCTTGGAGAAGTCGGCACCGCTTGTTCAGGAGGCGTTGTCTTCGGTCCTGGCTGTAGACGGCAAGCCACTCCCTGACGGGAGCTTGGCAGTCACGCAGGCAGTGAAAGAGAACTACATCGCGAATGTCATGGCCGAGGGCGCATTTCGCAGTGTGGCAGACGGCTTCGTATTCATTGATCCATACACCGGGGCGGCGGTTCCGGGTGCTGATGGCAACCCGCTGGTGATCGGCATGGATGAAGTGATCGCGGCAGGCGTGGAGACGCAGCCCGCACCGCAGCCGGAAGCCGAGCGCGACCCGGCCATCCGCGATCTGCGCCAGCGTCCGTCCGGCTTCTGGAGCCTCCAGTAATGGTCTACGCCATGTGGAACGGCCCGCAGTATCGCGCCTCCAGTCCGCAGGAGATGATGGACGCTGCCATGGCAATGCCCATGAGCCTCACCAGCACGCTATGGGACCAGGCTAAAGGCGGGGCGCTCGAAAGCTACGGCTTCGGCACGGCGCTGCGTGGCCTGCTCACGCCACAAGGCAACACCGAGACGGGCTTGCTTGATGATGCTGTGGGAATGGCACTGCTGCCTTTGCCCGGCGCATACGGGCTTCTGCGGGCCGGCACGCAGCAGCTTATCAATCGCCAGCAGCCGTCCATGTCCGAGGATGAGTACAAGGCGAGCGCCTTCTACCGAAAAGACATTCCTTGGGATGAGGGGATGACCGAGGCGCGCGCCGCCGCGCTGGCAGACTGGTACGACGCCAAGCGCACGCGGGAGCACTTCGCATCCAAGCGCCCGATCACCGCATTCATCGGCAATCTGGCAGGGCAGGCCGTGGACCCGATCAACTACATTCCGGTGCTTGGGCCGGCCGGACGGGGCGCTTCCATCCTCCGCGCGGCGGGCATGTCAGCAGCGGATGCCGCCGCGAACACTGCAATTGCCGGCGTGCTCACGCAGGGGCTTCGTGAGCAGTACGGCGATGACACGTCATGGCAGGCGTTGATTTCCGACGTTGCCATGGCGGCGATGATCGGCGGTGCGTTTGGTGGCATCGCAGGAGCCATAGGCAGGCGCAGGGATGCTGCCTTCGAGCGTCAGGCACAGGAGCGCCTTGGAACGCTTCAGCGTACTCAGGAAGCCCGTATTGCGCTGAATGAGGCCGTCGCAGCGGTGGTACGCGGCGAGGATATTCGCCTCTCTCCGAACGCGACCGACCCGATTGCCCGCGTGTCGCAGGAAGTTGCGCAGCTTTCGCGGGCCTATGACGATGTAATCTCCAATCCGCGCGGTCCCGTTCGCGATCCACTGGTTCAGATTACACCGGATGAAATCGACGGCATGATTGTCGCGCGCGGTGCCTTCAAGGATGTCAACGAGGTCGAGTTCTCCAAGCGCGGATGGGGGCTGGTCAAGGTCATATGGGGGCATGGCGATCAGAGCGCCGAACGGCCGGAGTTTCAGGTGAGCAAGGCAGACGTGGTCGCGCTTCCCGAAGTCGTGAGGCGATACCTTCCGTCGTCTGTTAGCGATGACGGTCTGCGGCGCGAATGGCGCGTTCAGCGCGACGGGCGAACCGTGGTCTATGCCGATACAATGATGCCGGAAGGAAGGCATCTGGTTACGACATATATCGCGCAGACCCCAAGGGACATGAACACTCCGCTATCGATGGAAAGGCCGACCCTGCCCGGTTCCCGCCCACAGGCTGGTAACCTCGTGGGGGATACTGCCGGGGACCGTTCGATTGGCACCCCCGGAGCCGGGCAGGATATGCCGGCCACCCGCAATATAGCGCAGCCGGCGCGAATTGACAATTCCCCGGCCGTTTCCGAGCCGCTACCAGACGGACGCACCGAGGCTGAGGGGCGGATTGCCACGCCGGACAACTACAAGGCGCTGGCAGAGCAATACCGCATCGACCCCGAAACCGGCTCGTTTATCGAAGACGCAGAGATTGAGCAGCTTCGCACTGAGGGTCGGCTGACTGATGAGGACGCTGCCGAGCTGCAATCCGCGCAAGACACGTTCGACAATGGCACTGCATGGGGCGATGCCTTGCGCGCTGCCGTGGGGTGCTTGATCTGATGGCTGTACCGTACACACCCGACGCCGCCTGTTTCGATGCCGCCAACCAGGCTTCGGGGGGGAAGCTGACCAAGGAGGAAATCAACGCCGCCTTTCAGCGCGTGGCCGACTACAAGCAGAAGCTACAAGCTGAGGGCAATATCGATGGCATGGCAGACAAGCTGCGCAACTTCGCAGAGCGCGAGGCCGAACGTACCCGGATCGCAGCGGCCATGCAGAAGCGCCATGCTGCGCTGAATATCCTTGTCAGGGACAGGCTAGATCAGGCCATTGATGGATACATGGCTGCTGGCCTTTCGCCCCGGAAGGCGTTGCTGGCGGTTCTGGAAGGCACGCAACGCGGCGTGGAAGGCGGGCGCAATTCTGTCGCAGCGCTGAACCTAGCCTATGAAGCGCGCTATCTTGGCGGGCTGTTCGCTGAGTTGCAGGCCAACCGTCCGCATCTGGTGGACGCGCTCCGCGATCCGAAGATGGACGCAGACGTGATGCGGGAAATGTCCGAGCTGCGCGAAGGCGGACGGCCCGGTATCACCGGCAACAAGGATGCGGAATACGTCGCCAAGGTCTTCGCCTCATATGCCGAAATGAGCCGCACTGATCTGAACAAGCTTGGCGCTTCCATCGGGAAGCTGGATGGCTGGTCCGGTGCGCAGACCCATGACGATATCAAGATGATCGCAGCCGGCAAGGATGCGTGGGTCGAAGCTGTATTCCCGCGCCTCGATATTGATCGCACGTTCCCCGACGCTACAAGTCGTGACGAGGTGATCGGCATTCTTGGCGATGTCTATGACACGATTATCACTGGAATGCCGAACAAGGCTACGCCTCGGGAAATAGGCCAGCGCGTCAACCCCGCCAATCTGGCGAAGTCGCTGGGCAAGTCGCGTGTACTGCATTTCAAGGATGCGGATGCAGCGCTCGCCTATCGCGATGAGTTCGGCATGGGTAATACCGTGTCCGGGATGGTCTCGCACCTGCGCAATGCGGCGCGCACCGCAGCTAACATGGAGGCGCTCGGGCCAAACCCGGAATTGATGTTCGGCTCGCTGGTGGACGGTCTGAAGCGAAAGATCAAGGATAATCCCAAGCTTTCCGGGAAAGAAAAGCAGAAGCTACGGAAGGGGCTGGACGCGGATGCCGGCTCATTGCGTCAGGCGCTCGACGTATCGACCGGGATGGTTTCTCGTCCCGTTAATGTGACCGCAGCGAAGATCGGAAGCGACATTCGGGCCGCGCAGTCCATGGCGAAACTTGGCGGCGCGGTGCTGTCGTCCATCTCGGACACGATCACTCCTGCGGTTGCGTCCATGTTCCGTGGCGGCGGTTTCTTCCGTGGGCTCACGGCTCAACTTGACGGGCTTCGGAAAGGAAGGCCGAAGGGGGAGGTGGCAGAAATCACCTACCTGACTGGCGAGGGCTTTGACGGGCTGATCGGCCATATTGTAGCCCCAGCCGCTGCGGTGGATGGTCCAGTCGGAAAGCTTGCAAAGCTTCAAGAGCACTTCTTTCGCTGGAATGGCCTGACGTGGTGGACCGACGTGCAGCGAGGCACGGCAGGGCGCGTGATCGCAGCCGAAATGGGGATGCGCGCCAAGACCGCATTCAACGATCTGCCGGCGAACTATCGGCATGTCCTTGGCCTCCACAGCATTGATGAAAAGCGCTGGGACGCCATTCGCAAGGCAGAACTGCGAGAGGCAAACGGGCAGTCATATGTGACCCCGGATCGCATTCGTCAGCTTTCGGATGCCGATATCGAGCCGCTGGTGGCTGACCGCCTCCGCGCAGCCCGCACAGCATCGAAGTTGGATGATGCCAAATCGTCTGAGGCAAAAGCCAAGCGTCAGGCTGACTTTGACGAGCGGCGCGCATCGATCCTTGATGACGGCCGGCGCGAACTGGAGCTGTCGGTCCTGCGCTTTTTCGCGGACGAAACCGCCTATGGTGTGGTCGAGGTGGATAACGCCACCCGGCGCATCATGACGCAGGGTTGGCGACCGGGAACTGCGGGAGGCGAGGCAATCCGCTTCATCGCCCAGTTCAAGGGCTTCCCGTTCGCGTTCACGAACCGCGTCGTAGGGCGCGCGCTGTTCGGTCATCGCAAAGACGCAAGCTATCTGGAGCGGGCAGGGCACATCGGCACGCTCATCGCCGGCATGACCATGGCTGGCTACATGAGCATGACCATGAAGGACATGATGCGAGGCTATTGGCCTCCGCGTGATCCTTCGGACATCAAGACGTGGCAGGCTGCGCTTTTGCAGGGCGGTGCGTTCGGCATCTATGGCGACTTCCTGTTCGCGCAGACCAACCGTTTCGGCGGCGGACTGACGGAAACATTGATCGGCCCATCCATCGGCGCTCAAGCCGATCTTCTCGAACTCGCAATGAAGGCAAGGGATGGCGATGCGAGCGCGGCTGATGCGCTTTCTTGGGGCCTGCAAAACACCCCATTCATCAACCTGTTCTATGTGCGGCCCGCGCTGGATTTCCTGTTCTTGAACTCCATGCGAGAAGCGGCCTCACCCGGCTACCTGCGCAGGCAAGAGACGCGCCGCCGTCAGGAATATGGACAGCAGAGTGTCGTGCCTAGCACGCTGAACTGAGGAAGATGCCGACATAGGCGACGATCCACGCGAACCCGTACAGGAGCGGGGAGAAGTCAGCCACACCTAGTTTGAGGCCGGCATAGCCGACAAGGCCCCAAGCAACGCTGACGAGAAAGACGGTGATGGGCCCAGCCATTGCCGCGCAATGAACACCAATTCCTCACCCACCACAAGGCTCGCTTCGGCGGGCCTTTTCCATGAGGCGAAGCGATGAACCCGAACGACCTGACTGACCGACAGAAGGCTAGGCTAGAGGCGATAACGCGTGAGCGATACGGTCCCGGAGTCGTTCTAGTGTGGCCCGGTCAAGAACTATCTCAATGCCCGGTTCGCCGGCTGGCTCAAAGGATACAGAATATGTTCCTTCCCCCAGATCGTCGGCGAATACATCTAATACCTCGATGATGCGGCGATAGCCGATCCTGTCTGACATTTGATCCCCTCCCAAAGGCGAGGGCAGTCAAGCACCACTCCCGACAACTGTTCAAGCCCTGCTCGCGCGGGGCTTTTTCTTTGGGGCCTACCGAATGACCAGCATTGCAATCGACCGCCTAGACGGCCTCTCCAGCGCGACCGCGATCAAGGGGCCGTGCCGTGTCGCCACGACAGAGGACATTGCCCTCTACGGCTTGCAGGTCGTGGATGGTGTGCAACTCGTCAAAGGTGACCGCGTGCTGGTCAAGGACCAGGACAATCCGAAGCTGAATGGCATCTGGGCAGCCGACACGGGGTCATGGAAGCGGACGAAGGACTTTTCCCGCAATGACGATGTGCGACGCGGGACCATCGTCAATGTGACGGACGGAACGACCAACCAGTTCACCACATGGTACGTGGTTTCCGAGAACCCCATCATCATCGATACGACGGACATCCTGTTCTCGCAGAGCCCGCTTTTCCTGCGAACCACGATCACTCCATTCAGCGCCACGATCCAGCAGGGATCCAGCGACACAATTGACCTCGGGGCGGAAGACATCATCGACAATGGCGTCATCCTGTTTCTGGATGGCATTGGTCAGGAACCCATCTACACCGTCACCAATGGCGTTATCACGCCTGTTGGAACATGGCCTGATTTCGACGGCGGGACCATCCGAGCGTTCGGCTGGTACTTCAATCTCGGGGCGCTTTCCGGCTCTGTGCCAAATGGTGTCATTGATCGCCTCAAGCTGCGGGTGAACTTCCGCAAGTCCGTCTCTCTGGCACCGCAGGAATATGGCGCGGTAGGTGACGGCGGCGACGATACCGATTCACTGGTGGAATGGGCCGCTGCCTGCCAGGACGAGGGCCTGACGCCAACGCTCCCGCCCGGCGAATACACCTGCGGCTCGGTGCTCGACTTCTCTGATAAGGGCGGGCTGATCCGTGGCGCGGGCGAGGGCAAGACAATCCTGCGCTTCACCAACGCGCTCTCGGGAGGCCTCAAATGCCATCCGACTGCCGACAGCGGCGAAGGGCTCGGTATCTTCTCGGTGGAGCATCTGACACTCAGGTCCGCGCCCGGCGTGGTCGTGCCCATCGCGATTGATTTCGTGCTTCCGAACAATGGCCGCTGGACGAACAACTATCGTGGCGGCTTCCGCAATCTTGAAATCCTTGGGGAGGGGACAGGCACCGGGGCGGGCTATTTCGCCACCGGTATCAAGGAGCGAAACGTCGCCTTCTCGGAAAAGCGCAAGGTGAAATATTGGGGTAGCGCGGAGAATCCGACGCTTCTCTCTGGCTACTATGCCGGCACCGCGTTCGACTTCGATACGCAGGTCATTGCCGACGATCCGCTACAGGGCCTAGCACTGGAAAACCAGTGGTACGGCTGCACGGCCAATTTCTGCGATACTGCGGTGAAAATCCGGGGCTATCCGGAAGGAATGTACTTCCACGGCAACAACTTCGCATTCGTCCGCAAGGGCATCGATGCGCAGGCGCAGTCCGGTTCTCGTCAGCCCCTCATCAATGTCATGGGCAACCACATCAACGCGACGGAAGCGTGCATTCTTCTCGACAGGTTCAACCAGTCACAGGTGATAGGCAATCATCTGGCGCGACCGGGCGGCACATGGGCCTATGTCTGGGTCGGCGTTGATCTGGATGACAGCCTTGGCACCGCAGTGATCGGCAACCAGTTGCTTGCGGAAGCGACGCTGGCAGCCTCTGGCAATCAATACGGCGTGCGCCTGACCGGCGATAGCTGGTTCACGGCAATCGACATGAACCATTTCGCCGGGGCTTTGGATAATACCGGCACCTACAAGACCATGACCGCTGGCATGCTGATCGAGAGCGGGGTGCAGGGCACCAAGATCGGCAGCATGAACCAGTATACCGGCTACATCGATGCGTCCTTCGCTGACAATTCCGGCAATACGACCAACCTTGTCCCCGGCATTTCGGTGCAATTGGACGGCGTGCAGCAGGGCGTGATCGACAAGGTGAAGACCCTGAACTTCTCCGACGACTTCACGGTGTCAGTGTCAGGCGGTGTCGCCACTATCGGCCTCGCCACGCCGTAACAGCTTCTCAAATCCCCGCATGACCGCCGCCCTCTGAGGCGGCTTTTTCGTATCTAGGAGCCAGCCATGGTCGCAACCCGTGCCACCGTGCCCGTCGTCCATCCGAACGTCCTGAACGCTGATTATCACAGCGACGGCATCACCAATAAGGTGATGACGGCAGAGGAACGCATCAAGCTCTCCGGTATCGAGGAAGGCGCGGACGTTACCGACTCCACCAACGTAGACGCTGCCGGCGCGGTGATGAACACCGACACGACTACCACGGAAATGGCATTTGTCGGCACCGGCTCCGACCTCTCGCAAGACGGCGGCAAGCTGGCAAAGCGGGAGGATGTGGCGAATTATGTTGCGGTTACGCCACCGCCAGATGGGGCGGTAACAGACGCTAAGGTTGCGCTCGGCTCAAAGCTCTACAATCGCATCACCGGTCCGATCGACCCTCGCGACGTTGGCGTCAAGTTCGATGCGGCCACGGACGATACGGAGGCTTGGGACGATCTCTTTGCCTATCTTCGAACGTCTGTATCGCGCCGTTGCGTAGTAATGCCCCAGGGGCGGTCGATCTACAATGGCGCTGGCATGAGTATGACCGGCTATCTGTGGGACATCCATGGGCAGGGGCACTCAACCGAACTTTACCGGACGACAGACGGGCCGTTCTTCATCTTCGATATCCGAACTCAAGCAGGAGGGGAGAGCTCGATAGGCGGCTTCCGCCAGCTCTCCAATCTCGCTTCCGGCTCCCGGCCGAACACCTATGGCATCAAGATCGTAAGCGAAGAGTCTTCGTTCTTCTGCAACAATGTCCGGTTCGAAAAAATGAACTGGTCGGGCCTGCGCGCTGGTATCTGGTTTGATAAAACAGCCGGTGATGCTTGGGGCGAAGTTCCAAATCAGATTGGTCGTTATCACGCTCATTCCATCATAGATAATAACGCCGATGGTACATCGCCTGGAGGGCGATGCGACTTTGGAGTTGTCTTCTCCAGTGGGACTGGAGACGCTACCTGCTTCGTGAATAATGTTCTTGCTACGGCCGATACTGCCGTGAAGCTGGGGGACGGGGTGCAATCGGTCGGCGATATAACATTCGTCGGCAATCATTTCTTCGGTGCTCTAATCGGACTTGATGTTCTCGGCCCGACTGATCCTACATTCTACAAACGCAATCTCTGTGTGGTAGGAGGGCAGTTTGATGGGAATAGCGTCTACCCGTGGCGTGTGAGGAATATGAACCAATGGCAGATACTTCCAAATAACTCGCTACAGGGGGTTTCTCCGTCATTCTCCAACTGTTCGAACTACATATTCTATGATGCCTTCGGTAGAGAAGTTTACGACACTAGAACGATGTCGGGTAATCTCATAGTCGATGATGTTTCGGGCGTCCGCTATGTTAACACGTTGGCTGCTCGCAAGTCAGACAACGAAAGCTTCCTTGCCATCAGTGGAGGCAATTCGATATCAGCCGGTGCGAGGATCAACCTGTACGGAGGAGCTCATCCTACAACTTCCCTGCGAAATCGAACCTTCATCGACAATGACCGGCTTGATGTCCGGTCACAAAATGGCGCCACGACGATATTCGCTGCCAATGCAGCCGGTAATCAACTCGGGTTCTATGGGGCTACACCGACTTCGAAGCCCACAGTGTCCGGCGCAAAAGGTGGGAATGCGGCACTCGGCTCTCTGCTGACGGCCTTGGCGAACCTTGGCCTGATCGCAGACAGCTCAACATAGTCGTCTATTGGCAGGTCTGTTTTACATACAGCTGAGCCACGCTGCCCAACGAAATCGGCAGATCGAACTTGCGCCATTGAGGCTTGGAAAGCGCAACCCGAGCATCCTCAGCAAAACTCATTGAAGGTATCTTGTACGGGGCGTTTCGTACGTGCATCTCTGATGGGATCAGAACGAAATCCGCCTTCTGCAGACTGTCGAGGACATAATCCCGATCGCGGGAAAAATATGGAGTCCTAACCTCCATATACAGCGACAAGTTTATACCGGCTGAGAGGGCGACGGTAGCGGCGGGTATGGGGAAGGCAGCGATCGATGCAACGACAAGGTTGCGTACAGGGCAATTTTCACTGCGTCGCTCAACAGTGCGAGCCCGAATAATGGCGAGAACAGATGACTCGACTTCCTGGAGGCCATCTTTGGGCGCGCGATACGCAGAGGACGCCGCCGGCATGAACGCGAATGTTCCCGATAAAGCAAAAATAGCTGTCGCCACCCTTAGGCGATAGCTAAGATGGGAAAGAAGACGTACAATCGCCGCGTATCCGGCAATCGCGAACGGGAAGTAGAAAAAGCATCCCTGATAGACTGTTTTGCTTGGGTTTGTTGCCATTCCGAAATAGAGTATGATCAGTATCAATGCATACGATAGAGATTCCCAAACTTGTTTGCGGATGAATATAGACCGCGCCATATCTATGATTATTAAAACTAACAAAATCCAAAAAAAAGGCCCCAACATGGTTTTCCCGCCTGAGCCGAAGGAGTGGTAGGACCAGTGGAAATGCGCATCCCCTGGAAGTCGCCATATTTCAGCGTTAGTCACTAGCGCTGCATATATATATGCAATAGTTTGATTTCCAAAAACTGCAAGGAATACGGCAAAGGTAATAAACGTTCCAGCTACGATGAATCCCCAAGTTTTAATGGCCGCGCCGACTCCATTATCCGCCGCCGTCCTAGTGATACCGATCATCACCGCGAAACCGATGATCGGTACACAGAGAACCATGGAACTCGGCTTAGACGTTGCAGCGAAAGCCAGGAAAATGCCTATTCCTGCTAAGACTGATCGCTTGTGCATCTCCGGTCTCACGGAAATTGCGACGTAAATAGCTATGCCGAACAACACTCCTGCAATCATGTCTGGTCTGAGCTCATTGATGAGAACATGGGACGCAGGCAGAAAGAGGGCAGTCGAGGCAATAAGGAGGCGCGGCAACAATGAAAGTGATTGGGCTAGCCAGAACATAAATGCAGCGTAAACCGCGAACCCCGTGATGTTAGCAATGTAGGGGGAGATGACGCGAGGCCCTGCTAACGCATAGCCAAACATTGCGGTGAGTGTTGTCAATGGAGCGTGCGGAGGATCCCGGAGGAAAGACCACGCAATGTCAAGCAATGATCGGTCTGTGCGGAAATAGTATCTCTGGAACGCGTCATAGAGGTAGCCAACATCGTCATAGGTCGCTGGTGCGGAAAGGCGACCATGCCAAATACTGATGCCGATATTGGCGGCGAATATCGCAATGGTTAGCGCCGAAAAGATCAAGAGGTGGACGACGGAGGTGATCTTCATCGTAGCTCCGATGGTTTACTTTCGACGAAAATGAACCACTTGCCAAGTGCGAAGCTGGCAGTCGCATAGACGCCCACTGCTGCAATCTGAGATGGGGTTGCGCCAACGCCGAGCCAAAGAAGGGCAGTCAGCGTCGCCAAATTAAGCAAGTAGGATACCGCGACTGAGATCAAGTAGCGCGGTGCGCGTTCTGCGGCGTTCCCTCGGTGTCGGAAAGTCCATGTTCGATGAAGATGGTAACTCACTGTCAGTCCAACGAGATATCCGCTCAAGTTGGACAGGGCAGAGTTTAGTCCAACACCATTCTGAAGAGCAAGTATAACTGCTAGCCCTATTGCCGTGTTCAAGACCCCAACCGCACCAAACCGGAAAACCTGCCCCATGATTCTCATCGTTGAACGCATCTAGTGCTGGTCCTTTCAGTCCAAGACGGTTCTGTTGTCGTCTCCGACGATGTCCTCGATGATGTAAGGTGGGCGCCTCTTAGCCTCCATATAAGTTTTCCCGACGTACTCCCCGATGATCCCGAGAGACAGGATCTGCACTCCGCTAAAGAACATCATCGGAACGACTATCGAAGCCCAGCCAGGCAGGCTAGCGAAGCCGAAAAGGGAAGCCAGCAACGCCCACGTCCCTACGGCAAACGCAGCCATAGACGTGAGGAATCCGAAGGCGGTGATCAGCCGCAGGGGCTTCATCGAAAATGAAGTGATGCCATTGAGGGCCAAGGCAAGCATCCGGCGCAACGGGTACTTGGATTCCCCAGCAACCCGACTGACGCGGCTATACGTGACGAAGGCAAATGGAAAACCCAATTGAGGGACGATCGCTCTCAAGAAGAGGTTGGTTTCTGGGTATGCCCGAAGAGCATCGATAGCGGCGCGCCCCATCAGCCGGTAGTCAGCGTGGTTGTAGACGATCTCGACCCCTAGCAGCGAGAGCACCTTGTAATAGCTTTGAGCTGTTGATCGCTTGAAGGTGCTATCCGAAGTGCGATCGGCGCGAACACCGTATACGATCTGCTTTCCCTCATGGAAGAATCGGACCATCTGCTTCATGACGACAGGATCATCCTGTAGGTCAGCATCAATTGTGATGACCGCATCGCAGCCGCTGGACATCAGTCCCGCGAGGACGGCGTTCTGATGGCCCCTGTTGCGCGACAGCTTAACGCCGCCGAAGGTTTCGGGAGCCTCCGAAGAAAGGCGACTGATGATGCTCCACGTGGCATCTTTGGAGCCGTCATCTACAAAACGTATTCGGCTGCGCGAGGAGACAAGACCCTCTGCTTTCATCGCGTCCAGGATGGCCTTGAGTTCACGGGCTGATGCCGGCAGAGCCTCTTCTTCGTTAAAGCAGGGCACTACGATGTCGAGGGAAGTCATATCCGACATTCGGTCAGCTTCATCGTGATGATCAGCGGCGCCAAAGCGAAGGGAAAGGGGCTCATCGACGAGCGGTGACGTAGTACTGAGCGCCCAGAGGCAGTCTTGTGAGGTGCCTCTCGGCCGGGCGGAGGAACGCTAATCGGTGCGGAAAAAAGATGCGGTATTTGACCGAGATGTCTTTCCACCCGGCCTGGGCGCACTCCTTGGACAGTTTACGGGCAGTCAGCAGCCGCGCATTTTCATCAAAGGGACATGTATTGACGGCGCGCACGGTTAAGGGGTTTAGCGGGTTGTGCTCAAAGATTGCAAGCATACCGCCCGGCCGCACGACACGATGAAGCTCCTTAAGCCACAAGTCATGTTCCTCATGCGGGATGTGGTGGAAGACGCACGCTGAAAAGGCGGCATCAAACGAATTGTCTCCAACCGGAACGCGATCCTGTTCGATTTGGATGTAGCTCTCGGGTCCGGGGTAGCGGCCGCGCGACAATTCCAGCGAGCGCGGGGAAACATCTGCACATGTCAGCCTCACATCGCTGACGTGTTTTCGAAAGTAGGGGATCGAATTCCCGATGCCTGAGCCGAAGTCAACTATGGCCGGGGAGACTAGACCCGCTTCACGCAGCTCACGGGCGAAATCGATGATTTTGTACTCGGAGAAGTACTCAGGCGTTTCGCCAGTTACGGCGATGTTCGATGCATGCTGCGTGTAATACTCGTCCGCGAAGCGATCAAATTCCGCCTGTTCCACGCTCGCTCCCTATCCCACTAGGCAATCGTTGCCGTTTCTCGCGGGTCGGCACAAAACCACAGCCGCCCCTCCCCACGCAATCCCTCATCTGAAATCTGGAGACAGCATGTCGTTTCTCGGCAGGCTTTCGCGCGTCCTCAATCTCATCACGGGCGGGGCGAGGGGAGAGACGCTGTGCGCTCGCATGGCGAGAACGCGGGGCCACTGGTGCTGGTTCTGTGTCGCTATCGGCTGGCTGCTCCGGGATCCGCTCCATTGTTGGAATGAACGCATCTCCGAAATCCGAAAATCGATAGGAGGGCCGCATGGCTCGTGAAACGCTGCCAACAGCATTATCGCTGATGTTCGGCCATGAAGGCGGCTACGTGAACGCGAAGACCGACCGCGGCGGCCCGACGAAATACGGCATTACGCATCGGACGCTTGCCGCTCACCGCGGCGTACCGTCCGTGACGCCGGCACAGGTCAAAGCGCTGACGCTGAAAGAGGCCGAGGAAATCTATCGGCGTTCGTATTGGACGCAGAGCGGCGGTGATCTGCTGCCTGCCGGGTTGGACTACGCGGCGTTCGACTTCGGCGTGAACAGTGGACCCGCGCGGGCGGTCAAGAGTTTGCAGAAGGTCGTCGGCGTGACGCAGGACGGCATTGTCGGCGGACAGACTGTTGCTGCCGTTGGGCGGTATCCGGGCGGCGTACAGGCGCTGATCCGTGCCTATTGCGATGAGCGCATGCGTTTCCTGCGCAGTCTGGGCGGCCCGCAAGGCTGGTCCGCGAACGGACGTGGCTGGACGCGGCGCGTTACTGGCAAGGATCCTGCTGGAAAGCTGAAAGACGAGTTGGGCGTGGTGGGCAATGCTCTGCGCCTGGCGGGAGGCGCACAGCCTGTGGAAAACGCGCCCGTCCCTGCGGGAAAGGCAAACCCCGCCGACCGCAGCGTTACGGACATCGTGAAAGACGAGCCATCGCTGCTGGTATCGCTCCTGTCGTCTCTAGGAGCCTTTGCAGCGGGCAGCGGGCCGATCCAGTGGGCGTTGGCCTTCGCAGTCGTCGTCGGCGTTTCCTACGGCCTCTACAGGCTGGTGAAGCGGGAGAGGGCGAATGCTTAGCGCCATCCTATCCGGCCTCTGGTCCCGCCTGACAGGCTACGCCATCGCCATTGGCGCCGCGCTCACCATCCTCTTTGCCGCCTATCGCAAGGGCCAGAAGGATGCCGCAGCCCGTGAGAACGAGCGCCGCCTGAAATCCATCAAGAAAGCCAAGGAAGTTGAACATGAGATCGGTGGTCTGGACGATGATGCTGTCAGCCGCGAGCTTGACCGCTGGATGCGCGACCGTGGGCGGTGACTACTGTCAGGTGGCCCGCGCCATCCGGCCATCGGTCGAGGACCAGATGACGCCGGAAACCAAGCGGCAAATCCTGGCTGAGAACAGCAAGCTTGCCAAGCTATGCGGGGTTCGTCCGTGAACGCCCGGCGGCTCCCGGCCATGACTGCCGATGAATTGGAACTGCTCATCCGCAAGACGTTCCGCGAAGAACTGGACAGGGCTGGGCTGCGGCTGGACGCCCCAGAGCACCAAGACGCGGCACGAGAGGACTTCCGGTTCATCCGCCGCATGCGGCTCGCCTTCGATGGCGCAGCTTCCAAGATTGGCTATGCGATCCTCACGGCTTTCGTGGGCGGCTTTATCTGGTTGATCGTTCAGGGCGCCAATCTCTGGAAAGGCTCCTGAATTTCACCTGAAATCTTTCGGGCATTTCCTTTCACAATAGGGGACACATTATGAGCCTGCGCTATGTCGCGGGGCTGCTGGCATTCGTCGTGGTTTTCGTGACGATGCTGGTGGCCGCCGTCTACAAAACTGTGCCCGCGCTTCCACCTGCCGGGCCTGTCATCAAGATCATGTCTGATGGCGGTCACGGTTCCGGCGTGCACATAGGCGGTGGGTTTATCCTTTCAGCCGGCCACGTCATTCCGATCAAGCCCGTCCCGATGACAGCCAAGGGCGATGATGGCCGGGAGCACAAGATTGAAGTGCTCTGGGTCAATCGCGAATACGACATCGCCCTGATGTACGTCGAAGATCACAAGACCATCGGAGCCGCAAGCCTCGAATGCCGGGAACCACGGCGCGGTGAATCCATCATCGCTATCGGCAACCCGATAGTGCTCGAATTTATCGAAACGCGCGGGCATGTCGCAGGTAACGCGCGCAAGGCCGGTCACTGGAAATGGGCCGTACCCAGCGACATTTCGGTTGCAGGTGGCATGTCAGGGGGGGGCATATTCAGCGCCTCTGGCCGGTTGATCGGCATCACGGTCGGGATGCTTCTTCAGCCTCTCGGGTTCGGCGGCACAGCCGTAGGCATTGCGTTCTTCGTGCCCGGCTCCACGATCTGCAATCTTCTGGCAAGGGCAGGGTGACAGCATGGGCCAAAAGCCTCTCACAGAGGAACAGGTCCGCGAAGCTGTTGAAGCCATGAACATCCACGGAAGCCAGATCAAGGCGTCCGATGCTATTGGCATATCGCGTGGCACGCTCCAGAACAGATTGCGCAGGGCCGAGCAATGGGGATGGCTTGGCGGTGAGCCGCTCCCCGGCTTTGAGATCACCAAGACGACAACGGTCAAGGATGACGCCGGCAATACCGTCCGAGAGTTCATCCAGCAGAAGCCTGAACAGGACCGCAAATCCTTCGCGCTCCCTGACGGCCACGACCTTAAGGGCGTCTCTGCACTGGTGGACGGCAATGGGCATGTCGTCCAAGCCTGGTACAAGAGCAAGCAGGCCGATCCGTCCATCGAATCGACAATTGAGACGATCAAAACAGCGCTTGAAAATTGGTCTCCTGCCGCTCCCCACATCCAGCGCCCTACCGACTGCGACACCGACCGTCTGGTCGTCTATGTGCTGTGCGACTGGCATATCGGTCTCTATGCCGATGCGCGCGAAACCGGCACGCAGAATTGGGATCTGAAAATCGCTCATGACGTGATCGGCAGCGCCATGCGTGAGGTGATCGAGCAATCGCCCAAGAGCCACAATGCCATTGTGCTCGGTCTTGGCGACCTGATGCACGCCGATGATGGACGCAACCAGACGCCCAACTCCGGCAACATCCTAGACGTGGACACCCGACATCATCGATGCCTTGAAACCGTGGTCGATATGCTGGCTGAAACCTGCGACCTCGTTGCGAGGAAGCACGGATCGGTCGAGGCGGTATTCAAGCCCGGGAACCATGATCCAAGCTCAACGGTCGGGATAAGGCAGGCCATGCGCATGTTCTTTCGTGACACAGAGCATGTGAGCATCGATACCGGGGCCGATCCGTTCTATTGGCAAAGGTTCGGTGTTAACCTCATCGGCGGCACGCATGGCGACAAGGCAAAAATCCCCGACCTTCCGCTCATCATGGCGAACCGATGCAAGGAAGATTGGGCGCTCACTTCAACGCGCCATATCCACACCGGCCATATTCACCACGATACGTTACAGGAGAGAGGCGGGGTCCACGTCTACTCGCACCGCGCCCCCGTGGCGCAGGACGCCTACCACGCATCGCATGGCTACCTGTCGGGCCGCTCCATCAAGAGTTTCACCTACCATTCAGAGAAGGGATGCAGGGGCAGCACTGAGGTGGAGATTGCATGAAGCCGCGCGTCCTCCTGTTGCCAGACGTTCCCGTAACATCGAAGCCCGAAATGGTCTGTCTCCGTCTCGTCACGGATGTGCAGGGCGAGCATTACGACTATCTGGAAACGATGCTCACTGCGGAAGAAGCGCGACGGCTGGCGCTTCGGCTGCTGTCCGATTCGGAGCGAGCATTGGTGGTGCGTCAGCGCGGCGGGTAAAAGTCGGTGATGACCATGGGAGGCTTATCCAGCGCCTTCGCGTCCTTCGCTGCTATCTCCAGTGCATCCCGTGCTTTGGACGCATCCTCCACACCTTGCAACGCCCGCAGGCACGCTTGTCGTGCTGCTATGTGAGCCTTCCTGCCCTGACTGCCCGGCCATTTGTTCAGCAGCAGATCAGCCGCCTTGGCAACGCTGGTGACGACCTCCAGATAGCCGTCCTTTCTGCGGACGAACACTGGCTCATCAAAGGGCTTATCTAGGGGATCGAGACGCAACACACATACTCCAGCTGCGATTCAATGTGGTGGTAGCGATGCGGTTCCCGTTGAAATCCGTTCCGCATCTGTTCTAGTCTGGACGGATGCACCCGTTCAAGATGCCAGAGATCACCTATCCGCTGTCGATCGACACCATCGGCAAGCTGATCGTCACAGCCCATACGGTATGGGTGTATTGCAATGCCTACCAGTGCAATCACCGTGGCAGGCTCAACCTCATCCCTCTGGTCTACAAGCTTGGAGCAGACCATTCATGCATGGCGGACGATCTAAGGCCGCATGTGTTCTGCCCAAAATGCCGGGAGGCAGGTAAGCCAGACCGCAACATCAGTTTCAGCATCATGCCGCTGACTGCACCGCACTCGGAATGGCCGAAGCAGCAATTTGAGGCGGACGTGTTTAAACGGGCAAGGGGTTAGCTCTCTGCTGCTTTGCGGATCATGGCGCGGTAGCAATTTTCAGATCGCGACCCTCCCTTCGCGACGGCAAGAGCTTCCTGCGCTCCTTCAATCATACGCTTCATGCTCTCTCCTGTGTAGGGAAGGGGACTTCGCGCACTTCGATTCCGGCGGCACGGGCGCGCCTCACCATGTCAGCCGTCCCGCGACCACCGGGAAATGCTAGGACCAGATCGGGCTTTCCCTCATCGATCATACGTTGATTGCGGCGTGGGCCGGCTGAGCGATCGAGTTTGCCGTCTGGGTACCAGATCGCAGGATAAGCCTCGACAGGTCGCATAGACATGCCAGCCCAATAGTCCGCATGACGGTCAGCACCTGTCCTGCACGCACCGTGGATGAGTACCTTCAACTTCCGATCAATTGTGATCTCGTCCAGCGTGTCTCGGAGAAGCCTCACTTCCGATATCGCCTTGGCGCGGAAGCGAGGCAATTCTGCGGGACCGCACCACTTTGGTATCTCGCCAAAATCCCGACCGCCGCAGACTAGAACGCGCATTGCTGCCTCCAAACGGAACAGCCGGGGAACAGGCTGTGCCAATTCTGCGCCAACCACCTGTGCGTGGTCATGCATTGTTCTGCGTGGGCTTGGAGAATGGCGGGCGCAAAAGCCCTAGAAAATGGTGCTGCGAGAGAGGATTGAACTCTCGACCTCTCCCTTACCAAGGGAGTGCTCTACCACTGAGCTACCGCAGCGCGCCGGAGGTGGCCGGGCTTCTGCCACAACATCCGCCATAGTGCA